TTATTCCACCGTCACTAAATCAAAATCCCCACTACTTAAATTATATTTCTTCATAAAATATTCTTTCGTGAACTTAACCCCAATTTCACTTAACATTTTATCCCTATTAGCTGTCTCTTCTGTTATCTGTTCCTTTTTTGTCAGCTTCACACGAATCTTCTTATCATGGTTACTGAGCGCAGTCGAAGTACGGTCACTGAGCGGAGTGGTCATTGAGCTTTGTCGAAATGTCGAAGTGTGGTCACTGAGAGGAGTCGAAGTGCCATAGTTCAACTCTACATAATAATCAAACATCTGATTTATGCAGCTCTCAATAAGTTTTTTATCGCTTACTCCAATGTACTCTAACATCGACCTATGCACGTCACTTGCTTTATAACTTCCAGATGTACCAACATCAACAGTTAAGGTAACAGAAAGGACAGCTTTCGATATTTCTTTGTTCTGGAATTCGCTCATCTTTTCAAACAATTGACCGACTTCATAGCTCGTTTGTTCTTTTATCTCAATTGTTTCTGATACTTTTCTTGTAGCTACGTTACTATCAATCATTTCAAGTAAATTATTTATTACTGCTTCTCTTTCATCTGGTGTCGCTGAATCAGAAACGACTCCAATCAGATAGGGAATACCGAATTTTTCAATCAACTGCATCCAGCTTTCAACTGTTGTTTGTTTTATTTTTACTGGCCAATAACATTTACTCAATATTTTTTCACCATATGGATTATCAAACGTTGGCTTATGTTGTGCTAACAAAAATTTATATTTAGGTATTTCCAATAACTTTCCTTTTTGCTTCGCTCCTTCTACTATCTTTAGATTATTATCACCGTCAAAGGCAAACCATTCTAATGGCTTCGCTTGTATTTTTATTGGTACTAGCTTACCGCCTTTTTTCTCCCAAATTATTTCACTTACATTGTAACCAAACAAGATTGAATCAAGAATTTGACTCCCCACTATCTGCAGCGGAATGCCTCTCATTATTTCAATCCCTTCTTTTCGCAGCTCATCATTTTCACTTTCAACTTCCCATCCCATTTGTAGGACTTGCATTTTCCTTTGCAATATCGTTGCTGTTAAATGAGGATCAATCAACAAATCTTTATATGCAGATATTCCTCCTCTCTCCGCCAATATTTTATCAGGATCCGGAAGGATTCCACCAATCATATTAAAAAATGTATTCTCCCTTTTCAAATACTCCCCAAATAACTTACTCATAAAAACTCCATATAATTTTAATGTTCTAAATTCAAATTACCTATCAATGACACCCAATGACCACACAATAACAACCAATGACTACCCAATAACCACTAATGACATTTCCTTTCCTTTCCATAATTCCATTTTAATAAATCTTTTTCCTAACATATTTCTTCACCGTCAATTTCGGAATCTCCACTTGTGGACGATTCCTCAAATGTTCAAGTGCTTGGCTAAAACTATCAACCATATCGTCAAACTCACCATTCGGAAAATCCTCACACTCATTTAAGAAAATATTCACGTTATCCATTAAAGTGTACAGTTCTACTTTTCCACTTTCGATTATTGGAGTAATTGAATGAACCCGACTTATTTTATCACTACTTACTTTTATTTCCTTAATTGGAAGTTTCGTTTCTCTATTCAATTCTTGAATTAAACTAATCCCGCTCGCTTTATCCTCGATGATTATTTCATTCGGATGAAATTCATTATTCAACTCAATCACTTTTCGCTTTAGTTCTGGAAATTCCAACCGCTCTCTGAAAATATTTATCAATTGGTATCTATCTCGGAATACTTGCCATGTTGTGCAAACAGAATAATCATTCTCCTCATTCTTCTTAAAAGCAGTATCCCAACTCTGAATAATACTTTGCGCCTTTCCGTCTTTGCGGTTTTCTGCTGTGCTTATTTTATCTATTACCTCAAACCATTCTCTTTTAATTATTCTATCTGAATTCGCATCAACAAACAAACCATATATTTCTTGGTCCCTAAGTGCTGGTGATATTTCACTTGCCAATTCATCAATCTCATCTTTATCCAACATGGGATTATCATAACTGGAGAAGTTTAATGTACACCAGTTTGATTCAATTTCATCTGCTTCTGGAAATAAATCTCCTTGCACTGCTTTATGCAAATCATTCAAATTCGAAAAAGTCTCCCCATTCCCAAGGGGGAGATTTAGAGGGGGTTTATGGGGTTCCCCTTTCTTTGCAAGTGTATAGAATAAATGTTCCTTCCCTTTGTACTTTTTGCCTTTTGGAGTTCCACCAATTATCGCTTCGGCTTTGTAATCCAGCATCATTGGTCTAATTGTTTCCAACCATAGTCTGGGGTTCCGCAAAATAATTCCAGCTTCATTCAAAATTACTAACGTGTAACCAAATCCCTCAATATTCTCCGGTCGGTCAGCACTCCTAAAATCTATTATTGATTCTATTTCTGTTATAATACTTATTTCATTATTTGTCTTGTTCCATTGGTATGTTCTTTGGGGAAGTCTACTAAGTATTGGCATACCATATCGCTTAATGTATCTCTGAATATTTGAATAAGTTGTGTCAACCCACAATATCTTTTCTCCGTTTGGATTCTTCGGATTCCAAGCCCTGTCAATTGCATAGTGCATCATCCCATGAGTTAAACCAAAACGCCGCCCTTTATGAATTACCTTAAATCTTTTTTTTGTTCTGAAAAATATTTCTCTTTGGTTTTCATGATATTCCAGATTTAAAGGTATTTTAGCCATTTTTTTTAACCATATTCTTTTTAGTTTTTGGTTTATCAGGTTTATCATTTTCAAATTCTTTAATACTTCTAGTAAATATAATCTCGTCTTTATTATGTGTTTCAACCTTATCCGTTTGTCCCAATAAGTTCTTTCCTAACCATATTTGCATTACAAAACTTCCATTCAAAGCAGATCGATATTGAGCTCTCTTCAATGAGGTTTTGACGTACTCTTTCCCTTTTGTAATCTCATCGGCATAATTACGTTGTAATGTTCTTTCACTTATCTTAACTATTCTTGATATTTCTTCAAGACTACAGTTCAAACCTGCCAATTCCATTATTAATTCCTTATCTGCTGTTTTCTTCGGTCGTCCCATAAACTCAGTTATATTTTATCTTACTTCTTTTCTCTTTTTTTTAATCTTTTCTTCCTAAAATATCATCAGCGTATATCCGCGTAATCCGTGTCATCTGTGTTCCATTCTTTTTGTTTTCATCTTTTTTCAAGAATTCAATCCGTTCTTATCAGCATTCACTGTGCGCAGTCGAAGTACTCAATCCGCGTGCTATTTATATTTACATATCATTACATATTCTTTACATTATAATATATAACACTTGACAAAACAATACAATTACTTTATTTTTAATTGCAACTGATATTATTATTGTGATTCTATAAATTATTTAAAAATCATATCCGGGGGGATTATGAAACTAGAAATATTTAAAGTCGGAAAACATACTTCATCAAACGGTCTTACTAAGGATTATACTTTAGACGACTTAAACTCAATCATCCTTAATCACACAGAACCAACTCCTATTGTCGTTGGTCATCCTAAAACCAACTCTCCAGCTTTTGGTTGGATAAAGAATTTATTCATTAAAGGTGAATCGCTCTTTGCAGAAGCCTCAGATCTCGTTCCCGAGTTCTTGGATTTAGTTAAGCAAAAGATTTATAAGAACCGTTCCGTTTCTCTTTCTCAATTGGAAGATGGAACTCTTGCTTTAAATCATGTCGGTTTTCTTGGTGGTGCTTTGCCAGCTGTTAAAGGTCTTGAAGAATTAAATCTTAACGCGGATGATGTTGCTCAAATCATTCACGAATTTTCCCTTAACGTTGAACTTGATGATACAGAAGAAACAGTCTCCCCCTTTTCAAGGGGGACGGAAGGGGGTTCAAGGGGGACGGAAGGGGATTCTGAAGCACAAACCAAAAAAGAAGAAACTTTTTCTTTAGAACAATTCAATTCTCTAAAATCTGATGTTGCAAAGATTGTTGAATTTATGGAATCTTATCCAGTTCAAAATGTTCAAGTTGTTCCTTCTGAATTGCAAGCAAAAATTGATGAGCTTAATCTTAAAATTGATTTAGCTTACTTTCAAAAAAATATTGTTGAAAAATTACAACTCGAAAGTTTAACGCCAGCTATCAAAAACAAAATCATTGCTATTCTTAATTATTTCCAAACTCTCGATTTTGCACAGGAGCAACAAACTAAAATCGTTTCCGATTTTCAAGAGCTTGCTGATTTAATCCAACCTTTTCAAACCGAAGAAATTCTTAAAAAAGTTGTAAAAGTCTCCCCGTTTTCAAGGGGGACGGAAGGGGGTTCCGGGGGTTCTGAATTCGACTTAATGAATGTTGATAAAGAATCAATGCAACTTTTTAATGATGCTACTCAACTTTCAGAAGAAGAATCTATTTCTTTTAATGAAGCATTAAATATTTTAATCAATAAAAAAGGTGAGGTATAATCATGCCCGGAACTTTAGACGCTCGTCGTATCGTTGACCCAGTTCTAACTCAGTTAGCACGTGGCTATTCAAATTCTGGTTTGGTAGCCGACAAATTATTTCCATTAGTTTCTGTGAATAAGGAAGGTGGTAAAATTCCACAGTTCACAAAAGAAGCTTTCAAGATTTATAATACTGAAAGAGCTATTAGAGCAAACTCTAATAGAATCAATCCAAATGTAAACACTTCAATCGATTTTGTTCTTACCGAACACGATTTAGAATATCCTTTGGATTACCGCGAAATAAATGAGGATATGCTTAATCTCAAAATGCGTGCAACAAATGTCGTTACAGATGCTATTGCACTACGTAAAGAAAAATTATGCGCTGATATAGCTCAAAACCCAACAAATTTTGCTGCTACAAATAAAGTAACTTTAGCAGCTGCAGATCAATTCAACGCTTCAACTTCTGATCCAATTGCAACTATCGATTCCGCACGTTCTGCAGTTCGTTCACAGATTGCTAAAAATCCAAATGTTATTGTAATGTCAAATGATGTTTTTGTTGCTCTAAAAAATCACCCAGCAATTACTGATAAAGTCAAATACACACAACACGCAGTTATCACAGCAGAATTACTTCGTCTTTTATTACAGTTCGATGCTCTTTACGTAGCTTCTTCAGTTTACGAAAGTGACGCTGGAGTTTTACAAGATGTTTGGAATGATACAGTAGTTATTGCTTATGTGCCCGAAGCTCGGTCTTCTAATGGTGTTGAGAAGCGCTCATTCTACGAACCATCTTTTGGTTATACTCTACAAATGAAAAACTACCCTTTAGTTGATACATACGACGAAAAAGGAAAAGTTAAAATCGTTAGAAACACAGACCTATTCGTTCCTAAAATCGTTGGTGCTGATGCTGGTTTTTTAATAATTGATTGTTTGGCATAAAGGAGGTAGTGAATGTATATCGTTAAAAGTACTCCAATTTATTCTAACAAAAAACTTTACAGAGTAGGGGAACAATTCCCTTACTCCGATAAAGATAAACATTTACTTTGGAATCTTACTTTAATTGAAGATATTCCAAAAGAAATAGTTCCCGAAACTTTGGAAACTACAACTGAAACGCCAAAAATCGTTTCAAAAGCGAAATTAAAAAAATCTATTTCTAAAAAATAATTTAAGGAATTTATAATTATGAAAACCGAACAACTTGGTATCGTAACTTCAATCTTAAATCAAGCCGGCAAGACTATATTAAAAGGTTATTTTGTGAACATACAAGGCGCACTTGGTAATTCTGAGGAATCCAATAATGAAATGATTGGTGTTTGCACCGCTGATACAAACAATGGTGAAATGATGCCCGTAGCAGTTACTGGTATTGCTCTTTGCGTAACTGGTGGTGCAATAACTAAAGGCAATCACGTTTTTTGCGATCAAAAAATTTTCCAAATCAATTATGCCGCTCCTCCAGCTGCTACTTCTAATGAATTGCAAATGGTTGTTGGTATTGCTCTCGATACCGCTTCCGGTGCGGATGAACTTATTCGTGTACTTCTAAAATAAGGAGAGACCAGTATGAGAAAACTACGTAGTTACTTAAAATCATTAGGTAGTGACATTGCTACTAAAAAATATATTGTTGATGGTGAATTTCCTGGTGATTGCATAATATGTCTATTAAGGAAAAAGTCAACTTAA